GCGGGCTTGCCAGCCTGCACTCCATGCGCGCTCGCATTTTGTATGCGCTGAATAGTGGCGAAGATTGCTCGCATAGTTATCGCGATACCACGCCTCAAACGCCCCGCGCTCGTCCTGCTCGACGGATGGCGCGGCAGGCTGGCGAGCGGCGCGCAACAATGCTTCGAACGCTTCTGGCGCGTCCCGTACCGAAGCGGCGCGGTACGTCATTGCGGCCTTGTGAAATTCTTCTTCCCAATCAGCATATTCTCTCATAATCTCACTCGAATATGTGGCTACGAACATCACTAAAGTCGATATTGGTAGCAATCTCAATAGCGCGCGGCGTTTTTAGTGAATCCAGCTTGGCCAGCGCATCGTCGGTGGTGAAAGGTACATCGTTCTGCCCGCTAAAGGTGCGCCACCATTTACGCGCCTTCGCTCCTGCAACTTTGTCATGCTCGATGCAAACCCATTCGCGGTATGTCTTGCGCCCGCAATGATAGGTGACGACTATCGAATCTGGCTTACCCGGTTTCTTCCAGCGATCCATGGTCATCCTATCGACCGCCACTTCCTCATAGATCGGAGCCGTTACCGGGGGCATCCGGCTGTTTACGTCTTTCACAAGCGCAAGCGTACTTGACGAATCCTCGATCTTTAGGAAACGTGGGAACTCGAACCCACAACTCCAGCATATCCGTGCCGAAGCATGATTGTAGCACCCGCACGAGTCGCAAATACGCACGGGCGCGTCGCCTTTCCGCTTCCGTTCCGCAGGCATCGGTACACGCGGTGCGTTGATTGGCCCTAGCCTTGTTACATTTGATGCAAAATCGAGCACTAATGTATTCTGCTTCTGACTGGCTGCAATTGAAGCCAAACGACCGAGCCGTGTCAACAAATCGAATCCCGATGCATACATTGGCCGCGTCCCACGTCCTAGCATCTGAACCCATAGGCCCGGTGATAGCGTAAATCTCGCCATCGCAATGATATCCAGCGGTGGATGATCGAAACCAGTAGTCAATATTCCGTTGTTTATCATCCACTTGTATTCACCTTGCTGGTAGGCGGCAATATTACGGTCGCGCTCCTTCGCGGTCATGCCGCGCGAAGCTACCCATGTAGCAGATTCCCCGTAATAATGAAACATATCCAGAAGGTGCTTACAGTGCTCAAGGCCACTAGCAAACACCATGCCGCTATGCCGATTAACGCCATACTGTAGCGTTTCAAGCACGAGCGCTTCATTCTTTTTCTCGTTGTCGACTTCGGCGCGCAAGCTGGCGTCTTCGTACTCGCCGCCTTTAATTTTGACATTGCTTAGATTATACTCGACATGCGTGGGGCGCGGGATAGGCGGCACCAAATAACCTTCGTCGAAGAACCAATTGTAGCTTTCGAGGTCGGTCATATCGACGATCATATCTGTGAACAAGGCGTTGTCGCCTTCTGTCAACAGACCTTGCTTCATCCGGTACGGGGTCGCCGTCAGCCCGATCACCTTTAGCGCAGGATTGACCAGCGCCAGCGCCGTCAGCATCTTGCGGTACATCGTATCGTCTTTCTCGCTGATTCCGTGGCATTCATCGACGATTACAAAATCAATGAATCCGAAGGCGCTGACCACATTGAGTACGGACGCGATCGTGCCGAATGTGACCGGATAGTGATGCTGTTTGCGATCAAGGCCGTCACAGTAAATACCAACCGGCGCTTCGGGCCACAACTGTTTCAGCTTTTCATAGTTCTGAGCCACCAACTCTTTGGTCTCAGTCAGCATGAGAATGCGAGTCGCCGGATACTCGCGCAAGGCCCGCTCTACGATGCCCGCGACGACGATCGACTTCCCAACCCCCGTAGGCATCGCAATAAGCGGATTGCCGGTGTTGCCTTCGATGAAATACTCGAACGGCTTGTCAATCGCGTAATCCTGATAGTCGCGCGGTTGGAGTAGCATGAATTAATCCTGATAGACGACGCCGCAATGCCTGCATTTCTTACCGATCCATTCATGACAGAGCCGATAGACTCGGTCGGGAGCTTCCTGCGCGATCTTCAACTGAGCTTCCAATGTGGCTATCTTGGCAGCGTTCACGGCTTCGCGGTTAATCGCGTCTTCGGCTTTGACATAGGCACCGTCCGACGCGGGTTTCTCAGAATATGTGTTCCAGCCGTGGTTATCGAGAACGTCGATATCGAACCGATCCCATACGTAGGTCATGGTCAATCCTTGAACTCAAGGTACACTTTCGCATGCATACGATTGCCGCGCGCGTCAGCGTTATTGGTCTGATAGAAGTTGACACCAGCAACCTCGCGGCCAAGGCATGCTTTGACGTGTTCCATGACAATTTCACGAATCTTGTCGTCGTCAAGTTCTACCATATCTTTCGTGCGAATGATATGCATGATGTCTCACTCCGTCGTGGTGAAGTATACGGTCGCTGCATTATCTCGGTTCCCTAAGTCGAGACTAACAAGTCGAATTTCGCGCCCCACCTGAGCTAAAATATAGTCCTGAATAATGCGTTTAACTTCTTCGCGCGTCAAGTTCACAAAATGCTCAGGCTTAATGATAGTAAGCGGCATGGTTAGTTCTCCTGTTGAAATGAGGGGTGCTGCTGCCATTCGGGACACCCGGTAAGCTGGCGTCCTTTATCTATTATAGCGTGACCATGGGTCGCGCACTTCCAATTTCCGTCCTCTGTGGGGTAGCTGGCTGCGCAGGTGCGGCAATTGAAGTCAGGCGCATCGTTGAAGTGGCAGACACGTTTCACGTCGCAGTACTTGCACATCCAAAAGCTGGCGTTCGTGCTCAGCTTGGGCGGTGCTTCCTTGGCGAAAATGATTCGGTGCGAGCGCTCGCGGTAGCCTTCGTCGACCTTCGGCTTGTACTCGACAATCTCGAAGTACAGTTCATCGGTGTTCTTATTCACAGCGCAATAGAGCGCATAGCGCAATTTGAAGTAGCCCATGTACTGCTGCATCTGCACATAATGCTCGGGCTTGGCAACTGCCACGCCCTGCGCGGGCTTTACTACATTGCCCTCACTGTCGAACTCACCCGCAAGCTTTTTGAATGACTTGTCGTTGTGAGTCTTCATTTCGGTCAGCAGGTTTTCGTTCGGCAGTTCTGGAATGCCGTTCACTACACCGTCGATAGCTGAACCGTAGTGCCCACCGAAATAGCTGACTCGAAACTGCTTGCCCGGTGACTCTTCGCGCCATAGTTTGAACCCAGCCGATAGGAACATGGCCGCGAATCGGGCTTCCTCTAAATGGCCGCGGTTGAACAAGCGTAGCAGCTTGGCGGGTAGCTTGACGTAAGTCGACCAGCGCCACTTATACCATAGCTCACGCGCGCATTCGCGGCCCGACGTCGATACCCCCATGTGGCTACGGAACCGGTCATGATGGGTCGAATCATAAGCATCGTCGACGTCGAGTATGACCTCGCGCAAATGCTTGCGGTACAAGCGCCCCTGATCCGCGTAGATGGCCGACTCAATCGCGAGCTTGGTTTGCTCAGCAACCCATATGTCAGACAAGGTTATCTCCTGAAATTAAAAAGCCCCGACTAGCGGGGCTCTTAAACATCACCCGCGCTGGGCGCTTAGGCGGTCTTGGCTTGCTGCCACGGGGGCACCGCGCCACCTGCGGCAGGAGCCGCGCTCACCGGGGCTGCGCTAGGCGCGTTAGCGGCAGCAGGAGCCGCCGCAGGATTGAATGCGGGCGCTTGCTGGGCGGCGGCTTGCGGAGCCGGTGCAGCGGCAGGATTGAAGGTGGGGGCAGCATTCGCGGCTGCGGCTTGCGGCGCGAGATTGGGCGCTGCGGCACCCGGAGCCGCGCCATTGGCCGGTTGGCCGTGCAGGTACAGCGCGATGTTTTCCGGGGTGGCAGGCTTGCGCTGCACGATCGAATTCGACGGACCGCGACCTTTGATGACTGCGCCGGTGTTCGGATTGATTTTGTCTTCCGTTGCCGGGTCCAGACGTACTTCGACGAGCATCGGCTTGTTGCCCAGCAATGCGAGGTCGTTGCCGCTCGTCACGCCGACCGAGTGGCCGATTGACGACAGTTGCTTTTCGGCGATTTCGACGGCGGCCGTCGACGCAGTGTGCCAGAGGTTCAGGTTCTCGAACAGCTTGCGGCCCTTGAACTCGCCGTCTTGCACGCCATAGACCAGCGCCAGATTATGGCCGCTGTCCTTGTTATTGTTTGCCTTGACTTCCATGTCAGTGATGGCCATGACGTACCAGCCATCGGGAAGGGGCGCGCCACCAGCAGCAACGTATTGTTCGATATTGGTGACGTCGAATTGGTATTGAATGGATACGATCGGCATTTCAGTTCCTTAGCGGAGGTTGTTTAAGTCATCGGCCCATCGGGCCACCAAAGGTTCTTCTTTCGAAGATTGTCTGTTCTAGAAAGGACTTGCAAGTTTCCTTCCCAATGCAAACCGCAAACTATATGTCTGCTGTTTGCTTTACCAACCAATGGCACCACATGATCGACATGGTGCCACTCGCCAGTAACCATGCTGAGAAAATCAGCAGCAAAGTAGAACTCTGCGATTTTCTCTTTATTTGCCCAAGCCGGGGTTGCTTGCAGTTTCGCGGCTCGTCTAGATGAAATCATAGCACGCGTGCGGTCAGGATTGGCGTTTCTCCATGTTTTAATCTGTTGAACAACGGCATCTGCGTTACGCTTGCGCCATTCCTTCGTATACGCGAGTCGATATTTCTTCGCGCGCTCCGTCGGGCCTTGCGCTTTTTCGCGTGCCATCACCCGATCAATTATCCGTTGCGAATTAGCAGCGTAATAGTCTTTATCGCTAACTTTCTTGCAAACTTTACACCAAGGGGCCAACCCGTCTTTCGAACGGACGAATTTATAAAATTCGCTGGCTGCTTTCAGAGTGCCGCACTTGGTGCAAGTCTTCATTGCCGGGTAATCTTATCTATAATATACGACAGGTCAGGGCGCTCAAACAATTCGAGCATTCCGCTCCGATCCTTGGCGGTATATTGTTCGTTCGGCTGCGTTTGCAAGAACCTGAACGGCTGGTTTGTCGCTGGATCAATGCCGACCCCAATACGCAGAGTTTCGTCAAGCCAGTAGGGCGATTGCGGCCCCAATTGCTTACCGGGGAAGTCGGCACCGAACTTGATGCCCCCGGTAACTTCGTCCTTCAATGCGCCTTCCTTGGCAACAACCAACAGATGCTTGCCCGGTAGCGTATCGCGGAACTTTTTAAAGAACTCGGCAATGATTTCGGCCACTTCGCCGTAAGCCTGACGGCCGTCGGCTTTGACTGCCTTGGCTGCGCCGATCATAACCTCTGCGGTCTCGCTAGCTGAATCCCACGCGAGCGAGCGGAATTCATTCATGTGGGCAACAGCCCATTCATGCGCCTTGCGCAACTGCAAGCCATTCCGCACGATGATAACGCGCTGTTCCTTGACCATCGTCGCTCGCTGTTCGGCACTCGCTGCGTCGAGACCCATCCCAAGAAAAATCTTGGTCAGGTTTTTAACGCTGAGCGACAACAAACCGTTCTCCGTCGAGATAATGACGAATGGCATGGGCAGCGTTGCGCAGAGCACGGTTTTGCCCATGCCAGCCCCACCGTACACCATCATCTTCACCCCGGCGTCAGCACCGCATTGGTCGCCTACAGTCGAGAAAACCAAATCACCATTGATCGTCGGTCCCGAAGTAGGAGCCACTGACGCCGAGGATGTTTGAGAGGGCGCTACCGGGCGCGTACCCATTCCCGGCAATGCCGGGGTACTGTTGCTGGGCGGCTGCGTTGTTGTAGATAGATTGGATGGACTGGATTGCAATGGCGCTTGCTGCGTGATTGGCGGGGCGTTCACGTTTGTCCTCATAGAGTCGGTTTGCAGCTTTGAGGGCTGCGAGTCGCGCTTCATTGCGAGCGCGGAGTGCCTTGTGTTCTTCTGCCTGACCAATCAGCTTCATGTGGCGGATCGGTCCGCGCAAAAACGCAAATGGGTCGATCATTCTATATCACCGTTGATGTGACGAGCGAGATTTCGAACGCCGAACCTGTGCTCTGGTTGTAGATTATCTATGCAAAACCAGAGCCCGGTTTCAGGATAGAACCAGAATTCGGAACCTGATAAGTCGTAGACAGAGAAGTGCACCAGTAGGTTGACCCTACCCCAGTCGCGATAACGTATCTGATTCCGTTCGAGCACTTCGCGCGCATTGGCCACATTCTTAGCTCGACGCGCGACCTTATCGCGTTCGTACTGCTCCCATTCGTCCGAGGTTTCTGGCCGCTTGCCACCGCGGGCCACGCGGATACGATCTAGCTGAGTCATGATGTGACCTCGCGTGCTTTTTGGTCGCCAGCCTTGGCCTTTGCTTTCGCTT